CAAACTATTTAATTGTTCTGATAACAACGCATAGATAGAACAATAAATACTTCTTTAAGAAACAAGTTGTAAGTGTAATCGCGCAAACTAAATATCTTTTGGCACAAATGACCCCCACAGTTAGATTGAATTACGCAGATGTCCCTCCAGGTTGGAGCCACGGTTGAGGGTGTGGAGGCTAGGCAGTAGCCGTAAAATCGCTATTATGGACGATTTCTCCAGATGGACCTGTAAAATATGTGGAAAACGCTATGTGGTGCCTGGTTTGGCACGAGATTGCGAAGAACGTCACCTAGAATAGGCAAATGAGCAAGAACGACGAGTTTAGCCACGGTACAGGACATAAGTTCGGCGTAAAGCGAGAGTTTCCTGGCTGGTACACGTCCTGTTGCGGTATGACGATACAGAGTCATCCTAAAAAGGGCTGGAATATTACTTGGCCTGGCGAGTACACCCCAGATGAGTTTACTCAGGACCTACATTCCGCTAAGGCAATTGCTGAACAGCATCATGGGGGTACTACGTAATGGCTGCTTCAGACCACTTAGGACGGCAATGGCCTATACAGGTATCTGTTCCTAGCAAGTTCCTTAATGACCACCTAAACAGATGTGATGATTGCGCCAAAGACCCAATCAAAGTAATAAAAAAGGGCAAGACTCTCTCTACAGTGGAGTTACATCAAAACCATTACAACGACCTATTAAGTGATGCTGACTACTACCACAGTAACGAATGGGATAAAGAAAGTGAACCAGAAATGGTTAACCTATCTAAATCTGCAGGAGCCACTAAAAAACGCCTTACCTCCCCTAAGTAATATCTTTTTTCTCAGTAAAAGTAAGGCAGTAGCCGCTACACTTGGGAAATGCTAAGTAACGAAGAGTTTAAGGTCTATGACTTTGAGGCCGCTAAGAACATGAAAAAGCACACTGGTCGCGCCGTTGCTTGGCAGGTAGACCCAGGTGAGTATCATCCAGACACTAAGAAGCATGACGATGAGGCTATGGCTATTCACAATGAGCCTGCAAAGCCTGACTCTAAGTTAACTAAAGCCGCCAAGTTTATTGGCCTGATGGACCCACTGCCTTAAATGGCTGAGTACGAGAGTATGGGGCCACCAAGCGGCGCCTTTCAAGTCACCGATGGAGAGCACACCTTAATTCACATGCCAAATGTGGGCGCAGGAATCTCTCACATGTGGAATATGTGGCACGACCCAACTGACAAGATGGTTGGCTCTATGCACCAACATAAAGACGGCGCAGTTTCTTCGGTAGAGGTACACCCTGAACATCGTCGTAAGGGTCTTGCAACCAAGATGTGGAACATGGTCTCTGATTTATCTAAGCAAGATGAATCAATTCCAGCGCCAAAGCATTCTTCTTCTAGAACAGCCGCTGGCGACAAGTTTGCCAAAGCAGTAGGTGGCGAAGTGCCAAAGCGCACAGTCATTTCTCAACGCCAATTCAACCCAACACGGTGGAACTAATGAGCGCTTCAGATAACTTATCATTAGAGCAATTACAGGAGTGGGTTGCCAAATCCCAGGCTGAATTAAAACAAAGTCGTGCAGAAAACAGAGCACGTCGCAAATCAGACTCTCCTACTACTCCATCCGATTGGACCAAGGAACATAACAAGGACACAGGTGTCACATACCAGGTGCACGGGCCTAGCGGAGTAAAGGTTTGGAATACTTACAGGACTACCGCTCACAAGTGGCAGATAGAGGGACCAGGGTCTGGAATCCACGGAGAAATCTTTAAAACTGCTCAAGAAGCAAAGCACCGTGTTGAGGCTAACCACCAGGAGCGTCAATGAGCGCATCAGAGAACCTATCTCCTACACAGTTTGATAAGAGCACGTTCTACCATGGCACTACAGCAAATTTAAAGCCTGGTGATGTAATTCAATCTCCAGCAGCACGAGGTGTAGAAAATCCTCGTCCAGAGAACCCTGTTTACCGCCATGACCGTGTCTATGCAACGCCATATCACTTGATGACTGCTCGCATCTACGCTCACGGCCCAGAGGACACAGCAGAGACTGGCCCATCAGGTCATATCTACAAGGTAAAGCCCGTCGGTGCAAAGCGCCACGACCAAGAGGTCAAGTGGGGCCTTAAAGGAATTTCATACCACTTCCGTGAAGCAGTCGTCTTAAGCAAGCACGACCCAAACACTATGGAAGAGATTAAAGACTAATTTTCTAAAGTAAGGTCGCCCTGATAGAGTGGGGCTATGAATATAAAAGCAGGATGGGGTAAATGGGACTCTTGGGGTTTCGGCATATCTTATTGCCACTACGATAATTCACTAACAGTTAATTTCATACACTGGTATGCCTATGTAGAGATGTGGGGTAAGTAATGGAACAAAGACCTTGGGGTACATATGAAATCCTCCTTGATGATGAAAAGAGCAAAGTTAAGAAAATTACAGTTGACTCAGAAAAACGCCTCTCATATCAGACTCATGAAAAACGCTCTGAGTATTGGGTAATCGTTGAAGGTACAGGTCAAGTAACAATAGATGGCATGACATCACTTGCAATCGCGGGGGATGCGTTCATTATTGAACAGGGCATCCCACATCGCATACATAACACAGGAACGTTGCCTCTTGTCTTTATTGAGACACAGTTAGGTATCTACTTTGGTGAAGATGACATCGTGCGCCTAGATGATGATTTTGGTCGCTCATGAAAATTCCTAAGAACACAGCAAGTGAGTATCACGAGTTAAAGAAATTAAAGAAACAAGTAACACAGAAAGTTAAGAAAGATACTCGTGGGACATTGACCGACCCATCAGCCCATCCAAAGGGTAAAAATGAAACTAGGTAATTACGAACTTCGTAAACCATGGGTGAAGATGGTTGATTTACCCATTGAGGCAGAGTTGTACATTGCCATTCGCAAATCAGTTTTAGATGATGTGATGAATGAGTTTCACGATGCTGCTAATCGTGTACTAGAACTTAACGAAGAACGTGTTAAGGAGCACTATGCTAAATAACATTTGGCTAGGGATACTCATTGGCATTGTGATAGGTAGAGGTTTTGACCTATGGGTAGATATTAGAGACAGAAGAGCGGTTACTGAGGAAAAAAGCACCGCCAGCGTTTTGCCAACGGCAGAGGGAGATGGGCAATGATAAAACAACCACAGCATAAAGTTAATAGCAGAATCAACAAGCAGTTTAGTAATCATTTAGAACAAGAGGGTTGGACGACCACCACCTATCCAGATTACAACCACCTCAAAGAAGAGCACGCCAAAAAGAGAGAAGTCCTTAATAAAAACGTAAAGACATTTGGTAACTCAGTTACACTTGCCGCTCCCATGGTCGTGCAAGATGGGGCCGTCGCAATTGCCTATGAAAACGTGCTCAAAGATTATTTTAACGCAAAGGTAAAAAACTTTCCGCTCTGGTCAGGTTTGCCCGACATTACCGTTAAGCCACAACCCAATTTAGATATGGTGATTTCTTGGCACGTGAATGTTCCCAAGCATTTAGTGATTAACCCTGATGACTTGCTGGAAGAAGACCTCTGGAACTCATGACATTTGATTATCACGCCGCTATGACGCAGGGGCACTCCTACAACGAGATGGTTGCCCAAAGGCTCCAAGGTGAGAAAATTGGGTGCGAGGTTCCTGAGTTAGAGTTGGTCTCTACTAAAGAAGAGATACAGCGCATGACCGAGAACGAGAAAGACATCATCTTAGATAACGGCCTCATCCTTGAGGTGAAGTCACGTAACTTGGGTTTCTCAGAAGACCCAGCGTTGTTCTGGCAGAAAGATATTTATGTAGATACCGTCTCAGGCTATGAGGCTAAGAAGGTAAAGCCATACGCCTATGTGATGGTTAGCCAGAAGTCAGGCAACATGCTAGTTGTCCACTCCAACACCAAAGATAAGTGGTTTAAGAAAACTGTCACTGACCCTTACCGCAAAGTTACCGATGTCTTCTACAAAATTGAACGACAACACCTGACAACTTGGGCATCGCTTGTTGAGGATTTAAAAGCCAAGTAATGGCACAATACTCACATGGCCCGTCAAAAAGTTCCAGGTACTGATATCAACAAGCCTATTAAGGCTGAGACAAACTTGCCCAATAAAAACAAGATGACCCCTGAGAAGGTAGCAGAACAACAGAACCTTCTTAAGAAGTTAAAGACTCCTTCAAACAAAAAGGTTAAAAAGGGTGCTATGACTAAGAAGGCTAATACCAATAACCCGAACAGGAAACCAAAGAATGGCTAATTGCATTAAGTGTGAGCATTCTATGTACCTCAATGTTTGTTTGGAAGATACTTGCAAGTGCATCTGTGAATCTGATAATTCGTATGAAAGCCAGTCATGACAGTCAAGGCATACGGCCCTTACGCTGATAAGTCCAAGGGTGGTCGCAAAAAGATGACTATCGTTGATAACAAAACTGGTAAGCACACTTCTACTAATGCTGCCCGTTACAAGAAAGAAAAAGCATTGGGGCGCAAACTGCCAAAGAACGTGGACGTTGACCACGCAGATAACAACAAGCACCACGACGGTGCCAAGAATTTAAAAGTTATGAGCCACTCCGACAAT